CTGGCTCGTAGGCTTTAGGTATACCACTTCCTCAGTGGCACCCCTGCTAAGCACTCTCACAGGGTTAACGGACTTGCACCTCTAGGCTCCACAGCCTACTGTAACACTAGATGACCCCCAGTACAGTGTGGGGGGGGGATTTCACAGACTTCTACTGCTTTGTGGTTCCCAACCAGCAGTGGCCATTCGTGGGGTACCCATTTCAGGGCCCCCCAGGCGCCTGCCGACAATCGGCTTTTCTGCGCGCCTATGGAAGGCAAAGCACGCGCCCTGTACTTTACCAACCAAAGCTATTTAAACAAAGTTGAAGAGGGACCGTGCGAGCGCACTACACGGTATCAAAAGAATACATTACAAAGCGATGGCGAAAACAAGTAAAGTAGCCCAGTTATCATTCTCAGCTCCAGCATTGGTTAACCCAGTAATCGTAACGTAATTAGCGCCAGCACTATATGAACCGACTGTCACCACACCGGTAACAAGACAGTCATCAGTAGCTGTCCCTCCCTGGGCAACCTCACCAACTGTATTCCAGTTGGATCCGAAGCTCTTTGGGGCAAGGGTTATGCCGGTGCCAGTCAAATTTAGAGCAGGAGTCCCTGTCAAAGAGCTGGTGGTACTGTGCCAAGCAATAGCAATGCCATAAATGCCAGGCGCATTAAGAGCAATGCCGTTGTCTGTGCCGGTAGTATCGATGACAAAGGGCTTAAAAGTGTTCCATGACTGTGCCAGCTGGGAAAGATTACTGGAGGTAGTGCCGTGGCCTGTGTACCTGCAGGCACCATACTTGATGGTTGATGGCAACTTAGGCGTGAGCAACTCAACGTCGTAGGTAACCCATAGTTCACCTAAGACGTAGGTAGACTGCATTCCTTCAGTGCCAACACTAGTACGTCCAACATCGAAGTTGTTGATAGACCCTCCACTGGGAACGGTTGTGTCTCGGATGAACTTCACATGTGATCCGCCAGTCAGGGGCGAACACTCGATGGCATGCATACAGTTGTCGGCAGGCACCACTGAACTCGCAAACATATGCGACTCCATAGCTTGCTTGCTGTACATCTCCTCCGCTAAGTTATTGTATTCTGTAGCCAGAACAACAACACCTAGAGCAGGACTAGAAACACCGATGCTGCCACTAGAAGATACAAACTCGAAGATACAACCATGCATGATATATTCTGAAAAGTTCAGTGCCACAGTGGATAACCAAGGGAAGGTAGAAGCTAATCCAGGATTGATATTGTAGTCATTCTTGGAGAAGGTAGTGCCTCCCGATATATTGGTGATGAACTCACGATGTCGGATCCGTGTTCCGGCTCTTCCGCTGTTGAAGGAAGGCTCTTGGGGACGCAGAACGGTGTTGTACTGGACACGGTAGTCACCATGTCCTGTTACCTTAGAAACAGCAGCGCCTAGGCCTCTGCCAACGGCACTACCGAACTTTCCACCTAAACTGCCTCCAAACCTACTGCCTATGAATCCTCCAACTGTGGAGCCGCCTTCACGGAGCAACTTACCAATCTTATCTATCTTTTTGTTTTGGGTTTTCAGCTCCTGCTGCATCTTCTGCACATTCTTTTGAGAAACAGAGCCAGACGATGGAGTGGCCGGAGAACCGGACTGCCCAACTCTAGCTCTAACTCGTCTTCTTTGTCCAACCATAAATAAAAGTGAATTTTGAGATAATTGACTTACGCGGGTAAAAATTTCTTCTCCAGAGCTTCAATATATACATCACAAGATTGCTCCAGAGCTTCTACTCCACCACATCTTGTGGCACGCGTACCACAGCGAGGGGCTCTTCCCCGACTCTGAGATCAAGACCTTGTAGGAAGTCAGGGTGCCAGTTCAATTCAGGGTACATCTGCATGGCCTTGTCCAAAAGCTCCAACCTGTCAACTACAGGGAAGCCACGATGAGCAAGGTACAATGTAGAAGCGAGAGAGTCAACGACCCCCTGCAAGCTTTCAGTACTCTGATTGGCAGTATTGAATCGAGTCAGGCGCCTTTCTAGGTCATTCACAAATGGAATAGGCAAGGAGTTGGCAACGATAGTCCTGTAAGATAGGAACACACTCATAGTGAATGCGTTCTTCTCATTGGCGATAACCTTGTCTTCTTCTCTGGCCTCAATGCCATTTTCTCGATAGACGCTCATGAACTCCGACATAACGAAGTCCACGAGCTCAGGATGTCTCACAAAAGTAATTGTGTCGTCACCGGCAGCTCTAGAGTCCTTGTACTTCATACGATAACTGTAGAATTCCTTACTGACTTGAGCCAAAGGTCCCTCTACCTCCTTTCCCTCTTTGACTGAACCCTCAGCTTTCCCGAGGAGATCATTGACACGCTTTGTGCACAATGTGAGGAGAGTGATAGATTTGGCCTCATTGACGGTCACGGTTTTCTCACTGCCTGAGAGGTTTCCTCCACAGCCAGTTCGATTCACCATCTCGCCACCTACAGAAAATGGAGCTTGTGTAAGAGCATAATTCACAACCTTCCGTGCGTCTTCAGGGTAACCTGACTCATTGTCTGTCATACAAGTGATCTCCTCCTGTGGGAATGTACCGTCGAAGCCGGTAGCGTCGAGTGCAAAGGTAGCAAATGTTTCCTTCTTCTCAGCGCACTCCAATGCTCTGGCGGGTAAAGATCTTGCCCACTCCATGGGGTTGGTCGGGTTGCTTCCGAGGGCAGATATGTCGTGCTTGTACATGTACTCAGTAACTCCAGCTCCGAAGATATAAGTGCACATATTGACATAGAATGGAAGGATTTGAATAGTCCTCCACTTCTTCTTCTCAACTTTCTTAGCTGAGTAGTTGTCATCTTTTAGGCCAACCTTGACCACAGCCGACATTTCACCTTGTGTAATCAGACAAGGGTCTCGTGGTTCAGCTTTTCGAGATTCTTCCTTTACAGTGTTGAGGAAGGCTTCGAAAATCTCCTCATCCGTGTAACCTTGAGTTAGGGCTCCCCAAGTTCCCACGCTCTGTGGGAACTTAAAGGGGTGCGCTTCCCTGTAGGCTCCTAGTGTTGCTTGCTTGTTCACACATTGTATGAACATCTTGCATCTTAGGAACAAGGGAACCCAGTTCCCCTTTTCCCAGGCTAAGCGCATACGAACATCGGACCTCCCTTCTGGAGAATCAAATGCTCGACGATACAGGTCACGAAGCTCCTTCATGTAGGCTGGCTTAGCCTTTTCAGCATTGCTGAAACGGCTTAGCTGTTCCTTCACTTTGTCCATATCACTTTTTCCGGGTTTGACGAAACGTCTGTTGGACGGAACTTGATTGAGGATAGGCACGACGGACGTTGTAGACCTAACATGTGAGCCCAACACCCTGTCGGACTCACCACAAATTGAAAAGTCTAGCTCAACGTCGTGAATAACGATGCGGACACAGAGATTGATTTGAC